GATATCTCAAATCCCAAAAATATAAAACTTTGTATTGCTGACGACCTTCATATTCTGTTTTCACATCATATACTGAAAAGTCATTAGAATATTTGAATATGTCTTCATCTGGTTTTTGCTCTATACCAGCAACCCGGGCGATCCATGTACGTAGTGTTTGTAAGTTCGGTGTTATATTAACAGAAATTATGTCTCTACCGTCACCTCTCATTTTGTATGTTTTAGATAATCGGAGCATGGATAATATTTTATCCGGGCCTAAACTACGTTCCATATCATCTTCGTCATTTCTCAGGCGTATGTAACCTTTAGTGTACCATTCAAACAAATCATCTTCTATAACTAGATCTTCTATACCGCTTTTAGTGAAAAGTTTACGTTCTTTCCCATTGTCTATAGCAACAGCGAAGAAAAAATCTCTATTATCTATAGTTATAGAATTTTTCTTCGAATAGTCATCTACAAACGTGTTTAACTCTTTATCAGAGCCGAATAACGGTATATTGATCATACCCTAGGTTTGAGATCATTTGCAATCTCGTTCAATATTGATTGAAGTTTACTTGTTTTTATGACTCTTAGTTTTGTACCACCCGGTACTAATTGTAAAGGATCTTTAAAAATATCTTTATTACAAATATATATCAACCACCATAAATCTACCGTACCGTACACAAAGTAGCTTATATTTGTCCATGGTGATTCAATCTTTAAAGGAGCTTCGGCAAAAGTTGACGGGTCTGCCGAATTCAAATCTATATCCACTCTTCTCAGTATGTTGTATATATATTTTTCACCTTTAGCATACATTTTGAATATGTTCTCATACCGGGCTGGTCCTAGCTGTTCCAGATCATCTATGTCGTTTTGAAATAAACCTAGTGTGTCCATAAATTTTAATCAAATGGGTTCAACCAGCTTAAAAAATCACTCACACCTTCGACTAGAACATTGTCAGAATCCACTTCTTCAGATAATCCTTGGTCTATACTAGCGACACCGGTGCTGATTTTTCTACTCACGTTATGAAACATAAAGTTTTTAGTATGGGCAACTAGTTCTTGTACACTCAATGTTATTTCATACGCCTCCGGGATGGTGACTCTTATGTTCCGGTAATTGTCTGGATCATCAAAAGGCAACGCGATTGTCATCTCACGTCTAGCGCCTAGAAAATCAACGTTCACTTTGCTCATATATGCAAACGGGGTGTAAGAAATGCCGGGTACTGTGATTTCATACATGCATGGAGGGCGGATAGTTTGTTTACTATTTCTGTTGGGTAAATTTTGGTACACCAGCATGAACGCTACTTGAAAATTTCTAATCATGCTTTCATAATCGCCAGTGTTAAACAATGGAAACTTGATATCGTAATTGCGAGCTCCTTGACCATGTTGGTAAAATTGAGGTTGTTCAGTATAATAACCAGCACCACCACCAAAAGCTTCACGGACACCACCGGCAAGGTCTCCAGCGAGTCCGGCTAAACCAATGGCAGCTCCGCCACCTTTTACAGCAGCGTTTATACCTTTACCTAGTTTACCAGGAGCAAAATCCCCAGCTACGCCGGCTATTCCTTTGAGTGTTTTACCTAGACCACCGCTATCTGCTCCATAAGAGTTACTACCGGTCATCATGTAACTACCACCGAGTTGTGGTATATCATATATAAATCCGGTATCATCTGTGACGTATAATCCTGTGTATGAGTCTAGAGGTTCGTTGTTGATCAAACCGAAGTCAATATCTTCAAACTGGCTCAGGTAATATGTAGATCTGGTTAGTAGCGAACTTGAACTAGGTGTCATCTCCTTAAGTATTATACGTGGTACTTCTTCTCGTTCATCATTTAATGTCCAATCAAAATCTTTGCTAATATTCACATATGTATAATTGGCTATATCAGGTTCAATAGCGCGGCCAACACCTTCAACACCAAACTGTAACAAGCTTGAACCGGTACCGAACGTTCCCATCAGTTGAGGTGCTTCTTGACCGTTTGAACCTTGGCTGTCAAACGACCATATGAATCTTTTTTCCGGTATTGGCATATAATTATTTAATCAGCAAAACTAGTTTACCAGATCAGCTGTACATCGAATAGTGACCTGGGCGGTGTTGGTCATCAACATACTGGCTTCTCCATTTGCTCACAACATCTGTATCGAATCGATTGATTGTGGTACTGTTGCTGCTGCTACTACTGTTGCTTATTATGGATGTACCACCGCCAGCTGCTTGTTCCTTCTCTTGTTTTTCCTTTTCTATTTCGTTTTCGCCTAATTTTTCAATAAATTGTTTGGAACGTTGACCCATTATCGCTGCACCTGCCAGTGCTTTTGAACCCATCTTTTGAGACATTGGTATTGCATTTTTTATAAAGCCTTTGGATTTATCCTTAGCTGTACCCATCATATCAGAGAGTCTGTTTTTAGGTGTATCCCCATCTGAGCTCTCCCCTGTAGTTGCAGATACTACCCGGTCTTTAGATTGTTTAGCTTTATCCGCCAAGTTTTTTCCACCCGCGGCAGCTTTTGCACCGACCTTTTTACTAATACTCACAGTCTTTTCACCAGCGGCTTTGGCAAACTTGGCTGCTCCACCGAGCAAGCTATTCGGTTCTTTGGCTTTAGTGTCAATTGTTTGTTTCAGAGCTTGTGACTTGCTCTTCATCACACCTGGTAATGACCGCGCGGTGGCGGCAACGCTACCAGCAGCTTTAGCTGCTGCAGCTTTACCAGATGTCAACATACCCGGGATTTTTTCCGCAGCTTTTTGTTTGGCTTTTCCAGCTAAACTCATACCCATGGAGGCTGCTTGACTAGCAAAGTACTTTCCTTTGTCTAACGCTTTGGTACCAACCGCTTTGGCTTTTTGACCGGTTTCGGTGTTCGAAGCTTCGGTAATTTTTTGTTTTGTTTTACCTAACAATGTTTTCCCACCTTGGACTGCGGTTGCTCCGAGTTGTTTGGTCTTCTCAAGAGCAGCTTTTGCCTTTACACCCGGTTCCGCTTTTTTGATCCCTTCTTTGAATTTTCCTCCGGAATCTTTTGTTTTGTTGAACATGCCTTTGACACCAGATTTTATTTTGCTCAAAAAGCCTTGTGATTCCGCTGGTTTTGCTGATTTGCTATCAGGAGTTTCTTCTTTTTTCCGGAACAGCTTAACCAATGGGTGGTTTTTAACCAAGCTTTTTGCTCCACTAGCGAGTTTACCTAAGAAACTTTTGGGTTTAGCAGGTTTAATTGGTTTTTCTAAACCAGGGGATGAAATTTTGTCTTTGATACCTTTTGCAGCTTGGGTAGCTTTCAACTTCATAGTTGTTGCTGCACCTGGTAGTTTGTCTATCAAACCGGAACCCATACTACTAGCTTGACTAGCAAAGTACTTTCCTTTGTCTAACGCTTTGGTACCAACCGCTTTGGCTTTTTGACCAGTTTCGGTGTTCGAAGCTTTGCCTATCAGTGTTTTACCACCTTCAATTGCAGTTGCTCCAACTTGTTTGGTCTTGTCTAACGCTTTGGTACCAATCGCCATGGCTTTTTGACCAGTTTCGCTGGTCAATGCTTTGTCTTTTGCTTGTTTTGCTTTGCCTAGTAAAGTTTTTCCACCTTCAACCGCTCTACCTACCATGGATCCCGGGTAAACTGCAGATGCAGAGTCAGCCACTTTAGACATGATACCGGGTGATTTCACCTGTGATCCAGTATCTGGTTGTATATCTGAAATTTCGGGTTGATCTTCACTCGGGTGGTCTGGTTCGTCACCATCATCATCTGAAACCTGTTTGACATACATCGGTTCTGATTCGCTATGACCGATTGTAGAACTAGTAGCTGGGACCGGTGTAGAATCATCAGTACCAGAAGCTTGAGCACCGGTTTGCAATGTTTTAGCAACAGGTGTAGCGCCATTGGCTGGGGTTGGTGTAGGTGAAGGAGCTGTAGATGCGATCCCTGCTCCGGGTTCTACTGCTTGTGCACCGGCTTGTAGTTTTTTAACAGGTGCTGCTGGTGGAGGTGGTGTTGTTTTTCCTGTCCCAGTAGCTTGAGCACCGGTTTGAAGTTTTTTAGCTGGTGGGGTTTCATCCGACATTGCAGATGCTGCTAAAACTCCTCCAGTAGCAAGTGCACCGGTGGCGGCTACTTTACCAGCTACAGTTTTAGGTTTGTTGACTGGTGTTTTACCGGTGGTTTTGTATTCTGAAGCAGGTGTTATTTTAGCTCCAGAGGCTTTGCTTGTATTTTTAGTAGTAGCTGCGGTAGCAAGCGCAGCAGCTCCGGCGGCAACTGGTACACCTTGCATGATTGGTGTGTTTGTACCAGCAGATTCCACTTCTTCTGGTGTAACGGTTACTTTGTTATCTGGTACTGCCGGTAGAGTTGTGCTACTCACTGCATCTTTGACAGGTGATTCACTGTCTTTTGGTGCTGCTTGTACATCTTTGGTATCAACAGGCTTGACCTGACCTTCTAATTCTTTTTTGTCTTCAGGAGTTAGATCACCGGTAGTAGGTTGCTCTTCGTCTCCATAATCCAACCCAAATACATTACCAGTTGTTTCGCCTAATATTTCTTCAATATCAGGTACACTGTTCATCAACACATCAGCACCTACACGACCTAGATAATCTCCACCCATGTATAGTATAGGTGCAGCTAAACCGGCGGCTCCACCTGTAAGTAGTGTTGGTACTACCGCAGCTAACGCACCACCCATTAACCCACCAATAGAGTTACCTACAACTCTACCGGTTTGCTTCTTTTTATCTGCTGGTGACAACTCTTGATTACTTAAAATATCATTGATTTCAAAACCAGCAAAAAGAGCCTCTAACGGGGCACTTATGATTGGTACTTTGATCATCTGTTTAACAGCTGTTTTAGCATTTGTTTTTACAGCTTCTTTCAATGTTTTCAATGCTAGTTTCGGATTGGTTGCATACTTTACCGCGGTTCCTACCCCTGATTTGACTGCAGAAATTGCTTTTTTACCGGTTGATACAACACCCTTCACAGCCTTTTTTGCAGTTCCTATAGGGTCCTTCACTACGCTAGTAATTCCTCCGGCAACACTCTTGACAGTATCTGCTCCAGGTATTTTACTAGCGAGTTTTTTAGTCTTGCTCCACATGCTACTGAAGAACCCAGCTTTTGGTTTTGGCTTGGGTTTTGATTTTGGTTTAGGTGCTGGTTTAGCCGCATCTGGTTTAGGTGCTGGTTTAGCCGCATCTGGTTTAGGTGCTGGTTTAGCCGCATCTGGTTTAGGTGCTGGTTTAGCCGCATCTGGTTTACTTAAAGAACTTTTAGGTTTTTGATCACCGAACACTTGTTTGTATTGATCAGATCCAGGTTTGGGTGGTGCTTTTGTGGTTGTTTTTGGTGTGTCTGGTTTAGGTGTTGTCTTTACTGCATCTATAACCGGGCTTCCTGGTTTAGGTGCTGGTTTCACCTGTTTTGAAGTTGTTTTAGCAGGTTTTTCTGGTTTTTTAGGTTTATCTGGAGTGTCTGGCTGAGTTAGTTTGTCATATCCAAGTTTTGTACCTACAGCTGCAGCAGCCACTCCGCCAACTTTGAGTAGATTTTTACCTTTGGGTATGAATTTACCTACTGTTGAACCGATTCGTTTAAACAGACCAGGTTTTTTCCCTTTAGGTCCCTTGGTCTTGGTCTTGTTTTTGTTCTTGTTTTTGTCCTTACCGCTGTTAGCTCCTAGACCGGCACCAGCTCCAAATCCTAACATGTCTAGCAGACCACCACCATCGTCACCATCGTCACCAGAACCACCACCAGACATTACCCCACCTTTCATCTTGTCTCCAAGCTTACCAGCCATCAGCTCGCTAATCTCTTCGGCTAGTTCTTTGAAATTGACTATTTCAACTTTTTCCGGACCGTATTCTTTAGCTTGTCGTTGACCTTCGCCAGATACGGATGTGTTGTTAGCAGCTGGTGCTGCAGGTGTTGTTGTAGTTGTGTTTTGTTGTGTGTTTTGTTGTGTTGGAAAGTTAACTATGTTAGATTGACTGTTGTCGACAGGTTGGAGAGTTTTTATATTTTCAACAAATTGTTCGCTTTTTTGTTTTAATTGATCTACTCCTTTGTTTATGTTCTCACCAGCGGTCTCAATATACTCAGAGGCATGCGGGCTGTTTGGTTTTGGAAATTGAGGATCAGTTGCTTCTCTGATTCGTTCAACATTCTCTGTTGATATATTTTCTGAAATTTTTGAATTGTTATCATCTGTGGTTGACGTGTTATTGTTGTTTGTTGTTTGTTCTTGTGAAGAACTAAACCCCATTTTTTCACCATACTCTTTGTCAAACTGTTTGAGTTTTTCAATCGTCTGTGTTTTTATTATACTATTTTTTTCCTGACGAATCTCATCTAATATCTTTTCCCTTTCTTTTGCTTGGTCCTCTGCCATTTCATCGAGTTTGAGAGTTTTAGCGGGGGTATAACCCTCAACACCAAAGTCTCGTTGATACTTTTCATTCTCTTCTCGGTTCTCTTTGGCCATTACATAGCCTCCAAAAGAGCTAGCTGCTTTACCTATTGCACCTTTAAAGTTTCCTTGCTTCAAGGCTTTGAACGCATCAACAGCACGTGACAGCGGTGTGTCCATGTCTCTCTGTTCTTTCCACGCATCGCCTAACTCTCGGCCAGTTCTAGCAGCTAGCGAATCGTTCGGGGCACCTTCTCCGGTATTACCGGCTTTTAATCCTTGTGTGAAATTGTTTTTAGATTCAATAGTTACATCTTTAGCTTTTTTGAAGCCGGAGACAGCACCGTCCTTTGCTTGTACAGCTCGGTCTTTAGCTTCATGTAGAGTTGATTGTAAAAACGTTTCTCCCATGTTCTCCCGGCGGTATTGTATGTTTTCATAACTATTCTTGACACCGCTCAATATATTAGATATCAATGATTTTTTCGGGGTGTTGTTTGTGGTTTGCTCGTTGTTTTTATACAACGTGGTCCATGGATTTTGAGTGTTGTTGTTTGTAGACTGGTATGTCTGTGTATTGTTGTTTGTTGTTTGATTGTTGTTTTCAGTAATGTTCGTCGTCTCGGGTTGTACCGGATCGGAAGACATCACTTCTTGTACAACATCATCTGGAACTATTGGCTGAGATGTTGTTGTAGATGGTTCATTAGATTCATTTACAGTGGTAGATGATGATTCATTGATGTATGTGTTGTTTTGAGAAGGTGGTGAAATTTGTTGTATGTTACCGGATATATTTGATGGTTGTTGAGTTGTTTTGTTATCAATACCTTCTTTGATCTTGTTAGGTTCAATATTTTTGATTCCGGACAAGGCTTTTTTAACACCTTCAATTGTAGAAGCTAATCCTTGTATAGATGTGGATAGATCAGCTAGGGGTTTTCTGAGCAGGGAGAAATCTGGTAATACCGGTTCTGTCTGTGTTTCTTGTTCTGGCATAAACTCTATTAATATTTATGCCTCGAGTATGTTATGTGAAGAAGGCTGAGTTTAGTTGTATAGTGGCTGTTTCCCCGTTTAGATCTACATCTAGTAGTAAAGATTCAATCTCTTGTACCTTATCAGACACGTCTACTAAACGGTTCAACACGGTTAGTGGTATCTGGTTTATTACATCCAACCGTTGCTCGGCTGTGGTGTTTGTCAAATCTATTTGTAACGGTTCAACATCCGGGTTGTCACCGGGTTCCACTATATCTATATTAGATATATATTTTGCAGCTTCATGTATATACACATCAGCCAGTACATCTCTTAACAACTCTGGGTCATCTGGTACATCTTGGTATTTTTCAAATAAATGATCGTTCATCTGTTTATCCACTTTGATAGTGGGTATTTGAACCGTTACATGATAACCATCAGCAACTATAGTGTCCGGTTGGAACATGTTTTTATAATCGGTTGTTCTGGCACGTTCACATATCTTGTCCAAATCTACCGGGAAGAAATCATCACCCACATAGAAGCCATATTCATTGCTTATATCAGCAGCTCGGTACGCTAGACCTATGCTGATTAGATCTACAATAGTGAGTTTATCTATGTCAACAGTGTTGTCTGTATTGTTCTCTTTTAATATGTTGTAAATATTTCTACTGAAATCTAACTTGAGTAAATTTTCTCTTACAGAGCTCTTGATCAATGTTTTTTGCTGCTCAAGAGTGAGATGCTTGAAAGGTACTCCTTTCTTAAGTGATGGTATCCATATGTTTAGTGTACGTGTAGCATTTTTTTGCTTCAACGTTTCTAACAACTGATCAAACTGCTGGTCTTCGCTCATATAAAATACTTATGTCTCGGTTGTTGTTTAGCCACTGTTTACCGGCTACCCACGGTTCTAGAATTGCTTTTAGCTGCTTGTTGAGCAGCTCTAGCCGCTTTCTCTTTCTCATTTTGCTCTTTCACAAACATTTGATAATATAATTGAGTGTCACTTGGTGTTAGTTTCATCGCGTCGGAGAGTGAAAAGTTCATAACCTTTACAAATACATACATTAACTCTGCAAAATTGTTCAAGGTGTCTGAGTATAACACTCTGATTATATGATAAAACTGGTCGTGACTTATGGTGATGTTAGGGTCATTTTCTCCAGGATTCTCGCTAGGTATACGTACAAATATCATTTTATCTATACTCTGTTCTAATTTGTGTATATTTTTATCTATCGTGTTACGATAATCACGGTACATATTCTCTAGTAACTTGTGCTTGTTGTCCTTTTCTAATGTGTCAAAATCTACGTGTGTATCGTCAATTGTTACAGATCTAATCCAATCTGTCTCGTCTTGAGGTTGCCACGTAGTAGGATAATGTAACACAGTTTTTATACTGTTTGTATCATCTATCAGTTCGATTGGTTGTATATATTCCTTATTGATACTTTTTTGTATGTCAATCAATGACACACGGTGTTTTACTGGAACTGTTTCACCTTCTTCATTTTTTCCATCAACCAAAATATCGATTCGGGTACCTATGCATATGGATCTGAGTCGGAGCAATAAAAACAGCTGGTCAATAGCTGGAATTTCATCATATTTTACAGATTTGTCTAGAGACAGTTCTTGTAACATGTCTTGCATGAACATCACTAAACCGGCATCGTCTTTACCGGTGCAGTATTTTATGATCACTTCATGATGTCTGTTGGTTAACGGAGCGAAGCGATAGTTCTTCTCGTGTGATATTATAGGAGCTGTGAGCGTCCATTCCATCAAACTATTTACTATATGGCTGTTATTTTAGCAACAGGAGTGTCATTTTCACCAACTCTACCACTGGTACGCTGACTAGTGTCCGGGCGGCTCAGCGGACTTTCGATGTGTGTTTTGTACAATTCACTCATGTTTTCGAATTTGATGTCTTGTATGTTGTATTTGCTGTATATCCAATTGGTGTTAAAAAACATGTCTTGTGCGCTCCATGTACCATCATGCGCGTACCGTTGTGTTGAGAGGTCTATAGGTACACAATCATAAAATGTCCACACTTTACGTACCACGGGGTCTGTACCTGGACCCACCTTACCCATCTGGAACATTCTTATATGGCACTTGACATTTCTTGGATCTCCGGGAGGTCTAGCGATCAATCCATTTTTAGCTACTGCTTCTATCCATGGTCTAAATATAAATTCTGATACGGAGCTGTGTGTTTCTCTGAACTCCATACGTATTTGATTTTCATCTGTCACAGTGTCACTGACCAGTCCGGAGTAGTAACCACCCATTCGTGTTTGCTCTCTCCCGGCGTTGACTTGTATTGTGGGTAACTCCACGCTGTGTGCTAACATACATCCAATTGAGTTGGTCATGGATGTGATCAAGTTTTTTTGATTTGAAAGTAACTGATCATATGTGTTAGGCCCTTCTTTGTTCAATATATTGTCCCTGTCTAACTTCCTTATAGGTTTAGGTATATGACTAAACGTGATGTACCACATTGTGGGGTTAGCTAACACTGTTGGCCAGTTGTGTAACAACAACTCTTCAAACAAGTTGAACCTTTTTGCTCCTTCACTGGTGTCAGAACTGTAGCTCAGGGGAAATTTGATATGATCCGTCACATAATTATTTATTCCACATGTTTAGTTATGTAAACAAAAAAAGACCGCTCCTAGGAGCGGTCTTTTTATTGAGAATATTGATACGACTATTACAGTCCGGTTTCTGCATTAGCACTACCACCGTATGTGTTGGCCGAGTTTTGTACTCCACCACCAAGTGATGGATCGGCAACAATAGCGCGGTTGTTGAATGCTGTAGGCCCTTGACGGCTCCAATAATGGTACGCAAGGGTCACCTGACATGTGACAATCTCTCCGTCTGAACCAACGTTATACTCTAAGGCACCTACTTCTGTAGGATATATACCCCATAGCACGTATTGTGCATGAGAAGCACCCATCTGGTCGAACAAACTGATCACCATGTAAGCGTCATTACTACGAACGATACTACCTGCGGTGGTACGGTCGTCAAACACTGCTGTGTTCCAGTCTTCGAATATCCGACGGATGTTCAACTGTTGGTCTAATCTAAACGTCACGTTCCATGCATCACTTCCAGGGTACTTAGCGTTACCTGGTAAGTTGAAATCCACGCCGTGGAAGTTGACCGGTACGTTGGTCACGCTTCTTGCGGGAAGTGTGGTGCTCTCTACCAACAACTTGTTTTCTACGTCATTAATACCTGCTGGTACGTCCTGACCAAACCCTGTGTTGATACTAGTAACACGGAATTGGTGTTGTCTAGCTACTTCCCGGACAATTAGATTGTCGTAAAAGTGTTCAATATCATATTCTGTTATATCTGCCATATCTGTTATCTCCTAAAATTATTTAGTCTCTAGTCTCCTTATCCGACCAACTCACCAAAGTTTTGATCTGTTCTGGTTGCGTAAAAGTTGACCAAGATGAACTCGGCAAACCTTACTGGTTTGATGTATATATCAATCACCATCTCGTTGTTATCAATAACAGCTGGTGGGTTGTTTCTGTCGTCACAAACGATCAAGTAGTCATAACAGCCTTGCGTGCTCTTGACCCGTTGGAATATGGGTGTGAGAACCGCGATTATGTTCTGACGTGTCGCGAATGTGTTGGGTTCAAATACGAAGTACTTGACTGTCTTACGAACTGCCTTTTCCAAGTAGAGGAACATACGACGGACATTGATTCTGTCGAATGCACTGGGCTTGGCTTGCAGTGTTTTCTGACCAAATATCACATACCCATCACCTGGGAACCACGCGATTGGATTGACTCCAATTTTGTAGAACTGGTCACGTTGTTTTTGATTTGGTCGTAACGCAATTTCTAATGCATTTGTTATCAAGCCTCTGGTGAAACCAGCTGGTGCGAACCATGGTTGATAAACTGAGTCGTTTGTAGCAAATGACGCTGCGACAACACCACTGGACGGAGCCCAGAAGTTTTTGTCTTGAGATGCATCGTATTGCTTCACCCAGGTACCATATGTTGCAGCGTAGTTTGTGTTCACCACGCTCATCAAATGTTTCATTGGGTAAAAGATGTGTTGACTGAAGTTTTTGGTTGTGTCCTTGGAAGCAACTCCGTTTCTACCTTGTACAAAGATGTGACGTAACGGGTCGATCAATGTGATATGATCTTTTCTACGATCTTGAGCGAAAATTACGAATGAATCTACAACTGATTTCCAGTTGTTGACTACTTCTTGTCCGCCCCAAGTTGCGACTCCTTGTAAACCTACCCAATCTGCAGCAGCTCCAGTGGAGGCTCCAATTGTGTTGGAGAACAATCCAGATGTGTCCATCACAGCATCATCATCATATGCAACAATGATGTCTCTGTTATCTGGATAACTATCTGCAAGGCTAGATACTGCGGATACACCAGAATCAATAGCTGATTTGAGACTAGATACACCTAGATCAGCGATCGCTTCATCATAAGAACCATAATTGTTACTATCCAACCAATTTTCTAAAGCTTCATACTTTGTTTGCTCTTGTTTGTACTTAACATATGTAGCGATTGAAGTCAAACCTGCATCACATGTGATATCGATGTCCCATTCATCAAGATTGGACAACTTATCGAAATTCCGTTGAATCTTTGCATTGATACTACCGATGCTCTTTTTAGAGCTGGCAGGAACTTCTTCTTGATAACTTCCGGTGGCCCAAGCATACTTTTGAGCTTCAGGGTGAAACTTAATAGTGGTGTTGGGTACCAATGGGTTCTCTGTGTCTGTCAAGAATGTACCGGTGTTTTCCGATATAAACTTGTTAGCGAAGATTGTGAGGATAGAGCTGTTAGCATCAACTGTTTCAATGTAGAAGCTCTTGGGCTTACCACCAGTAATATTAGCTGTTTGCTTGTAAGCGTCCATACTACCAATGTGTCCTTCTTCAAGACCGAAGTCCAACATGGTTGTGTCTGTCGCGTAAATACTTTTCTTGAGCTTGAAAACTCCAAGACCGATAACGTCACGATTCTCATCATTAGCAATATCATAGTTTGGTGTGTTTTCAAACACTTCACTCATGCTTCCTCCAGCACCAGTCACTGTATGAGCTGTGGTTTTGAAGTTTTGGCGTACAACTGGTACATCGAAGTATGTTCCTTGAATACCGAATGTTTTACAACCTTCAATAGCATCAAAGAAGTTGGTTTCATTGTTTGTACCGTCGTTGATAGCGAACTGCATGTTGTCTCCAAACGCTAAATAATAGCCTTCAAAATATGTGTTAATGGTTGTTTGAGCTTTGTTCACGATGAACATTCCAGCATACTTGGCACGTTTCACGAAAGCGCGGAGCTTGCGTTTACCATTACTGTCATAATTGTCAATGTCAATACCAGGTACATCAGCATTATAATATGCTGGTAGATCATCAAACTTACATGCGTTTTGTTGTTCAGCACCTACATTGTCGAAGATTGGGTCACTGTAATCGACTGTACCGTCTGATTCCTTCAGTGGTACTAAGCAATTTTCTTCAAATGAAATTTCTCCATTTTTGACCGCTTGGTACTCCTCTGGTAACAAATCCATACGAATCGGTGTACCAAACATTAATTTTGTACTGTCAGAGATGCTACCAAGCTTGTTACTAGGGTTACCGTCTGCGTTATAACCGTCACCATCACCGGTGGCTGCTTGTTGATCCTGACCCGTGAGGGCGCTCTTGTCTGTTAAAAAGCTTCCGGACAATGGACTGGCCCAATGATCGTCACCACTAACGGGTAAGCAAAGAGCGCTGAATAGCTCGTCGGTGAAACCTTCACCTTTTTGATTACCGTAAGGTAAGCGATTGACCAACACATTAGCAGGACTGTTAAAAGTCGATTTTACTGTATGGTAAAAATACCTTTCAGCTGCGTTTGTGGGGGTACCATATATTGTCTCGAATTCTGAGAAAGTGCTAACGATCAAAGTTTCATCGGTTGGTCCGTTTGAGGAGAATCCTTGAATAAGGATGTTTGTACCGATTGGGAACGATGTGCGCGAGCTAAGATCGATCTCATTAATTTCTACACCAGGGGATTGAATTGTTCTTGCCATAATAAATTTTCCTTCCTAAGTATTTAGTCAGCTCCGGTCCAATTTTTTCTGAAATTTAGACAATTTTAACTTTTAATTGGTGAAACCTAAATTTAAAGCTGCTCTCTATCTCATTTGTTTCTTGATAGTTATATGATATAGCACCAAGCTCCTGTGGGACACAATTAGTAAATGTATATTCAATCACACTTTCATTATACTCATCAATACCTGTTACTTTTATGTTGGTTGTCCACTGATCTATCGGTTGACTTGAACCTTTTGCTTTGACCATGTGACCGGTCTCTTCATCGTGTAACAGGTTCAACCATGTATATAACAGCCAGTAATTAGCATACATGTTATCTACCACAAATTTTACATCCACGGGATCAAAAGCAGTTCTAGCCATGCTGCTAATACGCGGGGTTTGACCACCGAACTTTAAATCGACTGGTTCAACCGCGATAGTGGGGATGTTTATTGCAAATATACTGAAGTTGATACTGTCCTTGTCAACATACTCCGCAGAACGTACAAGTCGAGTGTCTTTGTTACGTAGTACTGGTGGTAACGGTACTGCAATACGGAATTTATCAGTCCGGGCCTTGTTTAAATATGATTGTCTTACTTCTTTTTTCAACTCTGCCATATGATTATTTAATCTGGCAGCACCTGGTCCATGGTTTTGTTTATCAATCTCCACATGTTATACACTTTGTATATAGCCTCGTATGAATCGAACTTGTCTTTGTCTTGTAAAAAATACCCGTGTATAACGTCTTTATTATCTTTAGTTATGTTATATATATTGCTCAGTGTATCACTGTTATATATATGTACCGGTTTTTTATGGTACATACAATGTGAAAATATTTTGAACAATAACAATATATCTAATTCTACATAATGATATGTTGCTTTAATTTTTTGAATAGTTTCCACCCATTTTTTTGGGTGTATATATGTCAAGTTTTCTTTACCTAGACCGATGCCTATGCTACCGGTGGGGCTCCTACCGAATTTTTTTCCATGTTTTTTCAAATACTCAAGCGATTCTTGTTTTGACATCACTGATTTTTTTCGTTTGTAGGTGTACATGTCTAGACCTGCTATATGTATCTCCGGAGAGGGGATAAGAAACGCCGCGGTTAATAACATCTGTATACCGGTGGTCGGCCAGACCGGCATGCCTTCGTTGTTCACTACTGAGCTGAACAGACTATAATCATACACTATTGTTTTCTGAAATTTGTACCACTCGAACCGGTTTTGATGAGACGCGGTGGTCACAGTCTCGGTGAAATCTTTTTCTCCAGATCCGTTGAATGCCTGAGCAAAGTATATTGCGTATTGTTTTTTCAATTTACTCGGATCATCAAATGCCCAGTTACATCTAAACATACGACATGTGTTTAATTTGTCGATTTGTCTGTTTGTCAGTTCGGACAAACTACCCCCGTTACCTACAACCGCTATAGGGATGTTAGCATCTTTACTATGCTCTAGGAATTTAGGAGATATCTGATAGTCATGTAGATCAGTAGCGTAATACTCCTTTATATTCACACCAACATTTATATTACATATTATTATATATCCACAAAAAAACCGCCCTAGAGCGGTTCTATTGTGATTTGATTTGAGTTAAATTTTAAGCAAATGCATCTTGGTCTTTACCAGTTATACGACCACCGACTTTGTTGTCTTTTCCGGTCAATGTACCTACTTTGTCACCAAGTGGTGATGGTTCGGCTCTTCCTCCTTTGAGTTTACCTTGACCATGACCTTTCATTGTGGCTCCGGTTTTACCACCTACTTTGTTGTTTTTACCTTTTAAACTTCCTTTGTCTGTATCAGAACCTCCGGGTCCAGCATCTCCGAGCTCTTGATGTTCTGGTGCTTCTTGCATCACCTCTTCATCTTCGTCTTCTTCGTCTGAACTATACTCGTCAAGTTCTTCCATATCTTCTGTGTCTTCGATGTCTTCTATGTCATCTTCTCCACCGTCGAGCTGGTCCATGAGAACTTCATGTAATTTCTCAGCTAAGTCTCTTGGTAGACTGAGAGTCACTTCATCAGATCCAAATTCATCGTCTTCACCACCTTCGTCGTCTCCTCCGAATGCGTCAAAACCGGCGCCCAT